TGACTTATAAAAAAAAATACTACCACACCAGATGATATTATACAAATTATGTATGATTCAATTGTAAATGATGACGAACAAGAGTTATGTAACATAAAAGATAATAAAGATTTAAATAATTAATATTATATACAATGTCTCTCATTGCACAATATTACAAATATTGTGAGGAATATAAAAATAAATATGGTGAAAAAACGGTTGTTTTAATTCAGGTTGGTAGTTTTTTTGAAGTTTATGGTGAAAAATCTGGAGATGTTTATATTAAAAGTCCTCTAGCAAAAATATCGCAATTGTGTTGTTTAAATATTGCAAGAAAAAATGAAAAAAATGTTATGATTGGATTTCGTGATTATCAATTAGATAAATATATTGAAATTTTAATAAATGCTGGATGGACAGTTCCTGTTTTTGTTCAAGATGCACAATGTTCAAATACAACCAGAAGTTTATTAAAAATATATTCTCCTGGCACAACATTTCTTGTAAATGATCAGAAAATATCAAACAATATATGCTGCTTTTGGATCGAAAAAAAAAATTCTACACTAATTAATTTAAATGAAAAATTAATTTGCGGTATTTCTAGTATTGATATTTATACCGGTTACACTGTAATTAATGAATACATTATTAATCCTTATACAGGAACACAAACGGACTTTAATGAACTAGAAAGATTATATCATGTATATGACCCAAGTGAAATAATTATTGTTTACAAAAATATTAGCGAGGATATGATTAAAAATATTATTCAATATTTAAATATTGATTGTTGTATAAGACTAAAAAATCAAGAAGATAAAGATGTATTAAACTGTGAAAAGCAAACATATCAAAAAGAAATACTGTCTAAAATTTTTAATTCTATTTCATGTATTGATACATTTGAATTTGCTAAACAATCGTTCTGTATGATTATTAATAGTATATTACTACAAAATAGTAGTATTATCAATAAAATTAAAGAACCTGAAATATATACAATGAATGGTTCTGTTTTGCTTGGAAATCATTCATTAAAACAATTAAATATAATATCTAATGGAATATCTAACAATAAACTTTCATCTATTTGTGATTTTTATATGAGTTCTTGTAAAACATCAATGGGAAAACGAGAAATAAAAAAAATTATAACAAATCCAATATATGATATAAATAAATTAAATGAAAGATACAATGAAATTGAAATAATGAAAAATAATGATTATACGACGATTCGTCAAATTTTAACAAATGTTTGTGATCTAGAAAAATTCGTAAGAAAATTAATAATTAAAAAAGTAACACCAATTGATATCGTATCAGAATTATATAAATCTTTCACATTTATAAAAAAAATAGATTTACCCTTTAAAAAAAATGTAATTACTAAGATAAATAAATATATCGAAAAAACATTGAATATTGATATTGTATCGTCAAATATTGACGGCGATACATTTAAACCTGGTGTTTGTGATAATATTGACAAATTAAACAAACAAAAACAAGAGTATTATGAACAAATGAATTCTATTATCATTTATTTGGATTCTTTATTCAGTGATAAAGAAAAGAAAACAAAAAAGTGTATTGATATACACGAGACCGATCGTGATGGTATATCATTGGTGTTAACAAGTAGACGTTCAAAACTACTAGAAGGTTATTTAAAATCACAGAAAAAAATAAATGTAACATTAAAAACAAAAAATTTCAGCGATTTTATTTTAAATATAGAAACAATTAAATTCGTTCAAAGTCAATCAAGTAAAAAAAAAATTGAAAATATTGAAATAAACAAAATAACTCGAGAAATAATTAAACTACAAAATAAAATTATTGATTATGCAAAAATTGCGTTTATTACATTTATTGATAAACTTTTAGAATTTAATTTAGATATTAAATATATTATTGATTTTGTAAAAAATGTGGATGTGGTCTGCTGTAAAACATATTTATCGACAAAAAATAAATATTTTAAACCTGAAATAAAAAATTCAGAAAATTCATTTGTTAATATAAAGGAATTAAGACATCTCATTATTGAACAATTAGATCAAAATGAAATATATGTTCCGAATGATATTGAATTTAATGAAAATAAAAATGGTATTCTTTTATTTGGTACAAATGCGGTCGGAAAATCAAGTCTAATCAAATCTATTGGAATATGTGTATTATTGGCACAATGTGGTATGTATGTACCTTGTAAAGAAATGATTTATTCTCCATATAAATCTATATTTACAAGAATTGTTTCAAATGATAATATATTTAAAGGTCTAAGCACATTTGCTGTTGAAATGACAGAGTTTAACTCTATCCTAAATAATGCTGATAAAAATAGTTTAGTACTTGGTGATGAATTGTGCTCTGGTACAGAAACAACTTCGGCAATAAGTATATTTTCATCGGGTGTAAAATTATTAAGTGATAGAAATGTTAATTTTATATTTGCAACTCATTTTCACGAGTTAACAAAGATAAAGTTAATAACTAAAATAAATAATATAACTTTTAAACATTTAAAAGTTGTATATGATGGAGAAAATGATATTCTTATTTATAATCGTAAATTATCGGATGGTCCTGGAGAATCGATTTATGGCCTTGAAGTATGTAAATCTCTTCATATGCCACAAGATTTTATTACTCTTGCTTATGAAATACGAAACGAAATTATACCACAAAACAATGATGTTTTAATGCTTGATAAATCTCAATATAATTCGAAAAAAATACGAGGTAATTGTGAAATTTGTAATGAGCGATATGGTTCAGACGTTCATCATTTACAGTATCAAGAAAATGCCGATGATAATGGACATATAGGAACATTTCATAAAAATGTTCTTGGAAATCTTATTAATATTTGTAAAGATTGTCATACTAAAATTCATCGGGAAAATTTAGAGTTTATTAAACAAAAAACCAGTCAAGGTTTTCTTCTTCGAAAATTAATAAATTGAAAATAATTTATGAATATTAATACTATTAAAAATGGAGAAAACCCCAATTGAATTGTGTTTTAGGGGGGAAAGTATTTTTATGACACGCGGAGATATTACTGGTTTAGTGAATGAAGATTGGTTTTTATCTATATTAGTTGGGTCTGATTATTGGAAAGAAGATCTTCATAGAATAGAAATAAACGAAGAAAAAAATACAGTAATGTCTATAATTGAAACAATGAGGCATAATACACTTATAGTATTAAAAGATGTTTCGCTCGATTATATGCTGGTACTTTCAGAAAAGTGGTGTATACCACAGATGTTTATAGAATATATAAAAAATGAAAAAATCTCACAAAAAAAAAATAATAATCAAATAGACGATATTATATTTTTATGCGCTGTGTGTATGTGTGTGTGTGTGTATGCGTGTGTGTGTGTGTGTGTGATAGACAGACTCGTGTAAAAGTCATTTTATATATATATCAAATAATCGATATATATGTTGCGGTAGAACAAACGATGATCCACCTTGTCGGATAGGTTATCATGTTTTATCGGAAAATGATAAATTAAAATATTATAAAGAATAATAATGCATATATGATTTACACCTTTTAAATGTTAAAAGGTGTAAAATACATATAATAATATATATATAATAATATATATATATTCAGTAATAACGTACTTTCACACTTTTTCCAAGGAGTCAATTCAAAAATTGGAAAATGGACATTTTCAAAATGTCCAAAATCGAAATGTTGAATTGAGTTTTTGAAAAAAGTGTGAAAATGCGTTTTAAACGATATATGTAAGAATAAAAAAAGTTAATAAAGTTTTTTATTACTTCTTTTTTTTTTGAAATTTTTGAAAATTTTAGGAGGGGTAAAATCGTTATCATTAAATGGTAACTTTTTACCCCTTTTTACCCCTCCACTCAACTATTTTTTATTTTGTTACTTATTTTAAATAATAATAATAAAAATAACTGGTGTGTTTTTTGTTACGCTTCAGTAACAAATGGTAAAATGGTAACTATTTTACCCCTTACACTTATGCTATTAATTATTATTTTTTATAAATTTAAATTAAACCAATTATGATTGTAACACATCATCAAAATTTATTCTTTTACATGAAATATATATTAATGATCGGAATAAGTATTATTATTTTTTGGAACTCCAAAGATTGTAAATAAAAGTACTAAATTGAAATAAAATTTAATGAAGATATTAAATAATAATATGTTTAATGAAAACGAACTTCAGAAACTTTTTGACAACATGAAAATTCCTTTAAAGGGTCAAGATATTGAATACATTAAGTTACGAAATAAAATAAAGTGGCGTTTTAAAAAAGGGACATGAGTTTGTTTATCTTGCTATTTTATACGCAAAAACAAAGGTGTTTTCGGTTGGATTAAATGAAATGTTTGTTGATAGCAAAAATAGATATATTGAAAAAGACCGCTCGTTGCATGCTGAAAGAGATGCTATTTTAAAGTGTACTGATATGGATACACGTAAAAATATGGTAGTATTAAGAATAAAAAAGACTGGTAAATTGACCGGTGGTACGTGTTGTGATAATTGTAGAAATTTTATTAGAAAGGTTGATAAGAAAATAAATTTACATAAAATTTATGAATTTACAACTTGAAATACAAATTTATTAGTTCTTTTCTTGTTAATTTTTCTAATTGATATTCTGGTATTTTTGAATGTTCAATGTTTTTTGATACTTCATAAATTAAAGTTGATTTGTTACAGTAATTTGGAAAAACCTATGTATTATTAAAATAATGTATTAACCCGTTGAAGATTTAAAATGGGTTAAACCATATTTTTCGGAAAATCTATATTTCCTACTTTGTAAAAACATATAAATACATCATTAGAAAAATTATTATTTTTTCTTTCATTCCATATATAATAAATATGTTGTTTTTTTATTTGTTTAGCATCTTGTTTTACATAAAACAACTTTGTTATATTGGATGTTTTAATCCACAATATTTGAAAAGAATCAAAAAAATTAGTTCGTCTGGTAAATATTTGGATAATTGTTTCTTAATGTAATAATACATTAAGAAATAGTATTAAATAACTTTATATCATTATATATTATAATGTCAACATTTAAGAAAAAAATAAACTATTCTACACACGACTTTACAACAAATTTATTATTGAACACAAGTAAGGAAAGAACAAATAATTGTTGTGATACTCAACTTCCAAATATATGCGGCGTTAATTATAAAAAAAATATAAATACTTTAGAAAAAAAAACACTATTGAAAGATGCTCAGTTAAAAACAACGAATAGTAATCCATGTTGCAATTTTAAATGTTTATAGCAAATATTTAGAACAAATTTTAAAAGTTTAATATTTAACGCGTAATATAAGTATTTAAAGAATAGTTGGTAATTATTAATAATGAATAAATTACCAACAAACGCAACCTTTCAGAATGCATCAAAGATGGCAATTGAGGAAGATAGGCCAATATTACTAGATTATTGGATGGGGTCAATTGAAAAATCAGTATTAATTGGTGTAAGAGATAACAACGAGAAAATGTTAGTTAAAAACCCTGAAGAATATACAAGTCCGATACAAAAAATTTATAAAATAGGTGACGAATATATTATTTCAACTGAAAATTCTCTTTATATCGTAGCAGCATGTATCCCAACTAAAAGAATTAATTAATATCTAAAGAATTTCTTTAAGTTTTTCCTTTTTATCATTGTCAATTATTTCAGGAAATTCAACATCAAAAACAATTGTTAAAGTACCTTTGTTTCCCGAAGAATATAATCCCATATTTTTAATATTTTTTGTGTAACCAGGTTGTATAACTTTAATATTATTATTTATAGTATACTCTTGATCATCTAGATACTTAAATTTAAATGAAAATCCTATTAATGATTCTGCCAATGTTATTGTTTTTTCATAAATAATATTAATACCATTTTTTCTAAATTCGTTATGATGTAATAATTTTATAAATATTTCTACATCATTATAATTTTTGCTTTTTGTTTTAATAATGTCTCCATTATTAATTTTTCCATCAACGATAAAACTAACTTCATCTTGTTCATGAACATCCCCATTTGATATATCAATTGGTATCGTAAATGAACGTCTATTAAATAAATCATTCAACGTAACACTTTGTGAAATCCTTGTTCTTTTTGAAGGTTTATAATTGTTTGGTCTTTCATGATGAAATGGAAAATTAGTTGCAGTATTAAAAAACATTTTAAACATCTCATCCGCATTTGTATTTAAATTTATAAATTCGAATGGATTATTACCATTTTTCATAAATGC